AAATAGAAATGCTAGATAGTAATTCATATATTACGGCCTCTAGTTTGGATATGTACTTGGTTCAATACAACGACCACTCAACAGCACTTCCTAATTCAATTGTATTTGATGAAGTAAGTGGCACCGGTAATCAAATGAAATTAGGCCAAGGTATTGATTGGAATACTTTAGATTCAGATACAGATTTAACTTGGTCGTATGATAACTATGAGGGTGGCGGCCACGAAATTGGCATTACACTTTATGGTGACTACAACCAAGTAGCAGTTCAACAAACAAATCAAACAGATGCAACAGACGGCCACGACTTTGATTTACATTTAGCTGGTGATAATAACGAAGTTAAAATTAAACAACAAAGTAGTGGTGCAAAGAATATAGACCTTACAATATACAACGACTATAATGATGTGTTCATTCGCCAAAAAGGCGCTAATGCAACTCATAATGCTAATGTCACACTTGACGGTTTATATGGAACAGATTTAATTTTAAAACAATTTGGAACAATAACTCAAACATATAGTATAAGCATAAATTGTATGACTATTGGTGGTTGTTCAACAACAGTACAACAAGGTAATTAATAATGGAAGAATTTAACTGCCCAGATAATATGATTTGCATGACCGACGAACAGTGGTTTGAATTTGTAAACGAATACGAAATAGACCTAACCGGCGAATTAGAAATGGCTGAGATGAGCGATGCTCAAGCAGTTGCTGATTTTACATGGCAAGTACTATTCTTAACACCATGGGAGTTGGCATATATTGCATTACCAATGAGTGTCTTGGCCTTTTATGGGCTGAGTATATACGCAATCTTTAAATATATTCAGAGAAGATTCAGTTAATGAATCCATATCAAAGATACTTAAAAATGAAATACGGTTGGAGTATCCCTAAAGGTTTATATATAGACATATACGTATGAAATATATAACTTCGATATGGTCTACAATAGTTCTAGTAGTATGTGTTCTTTTTGTAAGAATAAATGATCCTAGTATATTAGAAGAAACTCGCCTTACTGTATTCGATCAGTATATAAATTCTTTACCTGCACAAGATTCTGAACAGATTGTATTGTTAAATATTGGAGAAGAATCTCTTGGAGAATTCGGTCAGTATCCATTTCCACGTCAGCAGTATGCACAATTAATATCCGATTTAAGAAATGCCAATGCAGGTATGATAGGTTTTACCATTATGTTTCCAGAGGCAGATAGGTTTGGTGGGGATGAAGTATTTGCATCTTGGATAAAAGACAATGGGATTATACTCTCACAAGATGCAGATAATAGTGGAAGAAGTGCAAAGGCTCCTTATGTGGGAACTGCAGTATTCGGTACTGGTGACCCATTAAACCATGTGATAAGATATAAAGGATTGGTAACCAATATACCAGAGATAGAAGCAGGTGCATGGGGCCATGGATTAATTAATGCAATGCCAGAAGTTGATGGTGTAGTAAGAAGAATACCTTTGATATCTCAAATTAATGAAGAATTATATCCATCATTTGCATTAGAAACAATACGAGTATTAAATGATAAAATATCATATACTGTAAAGGTAGGCGAATTAGGGTTAGAGGAGATTATATTAAGGCCATTTAGAATATCAACGGATGAAAATGGCTCGATCTGGATTAATCCTACATACCGTTTTCAGGATATAGAATACACTGCTGAACCCTTTCCGAATCTTCAAGGTAAGACTGTTCTAATTGGTCTAACTGCAAAAGGTCTTGCATCTCAGATTCCGACTTCTCAAGGATTAAAATCTGCTCATCAGATTCAAGCTTCTGCGATACAGACAATAATGAACGGGGATCAGATAAGCCGTCCTCTTTGGGCCGATATTGTGGAGATTGGTCTATCTCTGATTGGGGCTCTTCTGATTTTAGGGGCAGTTTATTATCTGCCGATTTGGAGTAGTGGTTTAACCTTCTTTGCCGTTGTTGGGTTATCATCCTACGGCGCATTGTTTTTCTGGAACGAATTCTCATATCTCCTTGATATTAGTTATCCTATAATATTATATATACTTACGTTCACTTCTGCATCGTTTAATAATTTCTATAAACAGTTTGCTCTCAGACAATTAATAAAGAAACAGTTTGAAACTTATCTGGATCCAAGGCAGGTTATGTTACTACAGAAAGACCCTTCACTATTAAAGTTGGGCGGAGAGAGAAAAGAGATGACATTCTTGTTTATGGATATTGTTGGCTTTACTCCTATATCAGAACACTATAAAAATAATAATGACCCAGAGGGGCTAGTTAAAATTATAAATAGTTATTTGGATAGTATGACCAAGGTTGTACTAAAACATGGTGGCACGATTGATAAGTACATGGGCGATTGTATTATGGCTTTTTGGAATGCACCATTACCGTGTGAAAATCATGCAGAATGCGCAGTTAATGCAGCAGAGGAAATAATAGAAACAGCAGATGAACTTATACAAAAACTTGAAGAACAAGGTCTCCCTCGTATTGATGTTGGTATTGGCATCAACACAGGCACATGCATCGTCGGAAACATGGGATCGGACTCTCGATTTGACTATTCCGTCATTGGAGATGCCGTCAACCTTGGGGCTAGACTCGAAGGCCAAACAAGAAATTATGATGGGGTTAGAGTGCTGTTGGGACCCGAAACTTATCGAGGCTGTACATCAAGAGCATTTTCTGAAGTCGATAGAATCAAGGTCAAAGGAAAAAGCGAGAAAGTCACTATATACACTCCACTTTAAGATATCAGATCCTCCAACAACTGCTGATTGGATAGTATTCGGAGCATTACAAGGTTTAGATATATACAGTACATATACTGGCCTAAAATATGATTGTGTACAGGAATCAAATCCCCTTCTAGGTAAACATCCTTCAGTTGAAGATATGTTATTCACTAAGACTGTCATCATAGCACCTGCTATTAATATCGACCTAAGAAATGATAATCTAAAAAGCAAGGACATTAGATCAATTAACAGATTTATGGCATTGGTAGTAGCTAATAATTATCAGGTTATTTCAAGGGCCAAACGAGAATGTAATAAAAGGTAATATCTTTATAACAAAATGTTCTAAAAAAGTTTTAAAAAAGTGTTGACAAACGGCCTTTCTCGGTATATAATATACCTATATTAAATGATAAGGAGTTTAATTATGACAGATACCGAAATCAAAGGCTTTTTCCCAATCTTGGATTCACTACGTGATAGTGGTGCAATGAACATGTTTGGTGCACCCCGTTGGTTAATAGACAATATGGATATGACCAAACAAGATGCAAAAACTGTTTTCCTTGCTTGGTTAAAAACATGCTAGACATTGTTATTACTTCCCACATTAAACATAAGAATGATGTATATGACTATGTTTGGGACATTTGCAAAGACCTTAAAATACATAGGTTGAATCGAGACATAACAATCAAATATAAATCAAAACTTGAAGATGATGCCTGGGGTTGGGCCGTGGGTGATACAGAAGAATGCGATATTGAAATTAATCGTACTATAGAATGGCATCATCAATTAATAACCTTGGCCCATGAATTGGTTCATGCAAAACAATATTTCAGAAAAGAACTTGATGCATCATTTGCATGGAAAGGAAGAAATTGGAAAAAATGTGCATATGAATGGCAACCATGGGAGCGTCAAGCACACGCTTTAGAACTAAAACTTTATAAAAAGCATTGGTTGGGATTGTAATGTTACATTTGTGTTACAACTTTGTAACTTTTATGAAACTTTTTAAAAAAAGTGTTGACAAATGGTGCTAAATAGGTTATAATAGTACCATAATTAAGTGATAAGGAGTTAAATTATGAAAAATATTGTTATTAATACCCAGTATATGGAAAACTATGGGGATTCTTTAAACCCATACATGAAGTTTAAGGGTGGTTCGACCTACCTCGTTAAGACCTCTAATGATTCCATTAATGAGAACGAAGTAGCTACAATCGTGGCTCAAGTAAGACCTCTTATCCAAATGACTATGGCCGATACTAATGGCGGCTGTGAGGAATACATTATTGACTTTCAACTGTACGACACTATTGGAGAGGCATGTATCCCAGAATGGGAAACAATCACTGAACTTTGGTTTGATGATAAGCCAGGTGGCGGCTCATGGAAGGCCATTAAGGTCACTGATAACAGAGACAATGGTTGGATGAGGAAAGAAATCCTCGAAAAGACCGAGACATGGTCTTGCGGACCGGCCCAAGAAAGGAACGATTATTCTGTTTCTTTCCTCTTGGAAGATGGCGACATTGTCGACAGTACTGATGAACTCAAAGAGTGGCTTGATGCCAAGGAGGCAGCGTAATGAAGAATAAATTGCAAGGAATTTTAGGTGGTACCATTTTGGGACTACTATTTGGATATGGTTTACATCTTGGGTTTTCAATACCCGAAGTTCAGATGAGCCATTCAACTGGAGAATGTGTTAAGGTTATTAACTATCACAAGAACGATAAATATACTTGTGATAACCTTCCATCTCGTTACCATCACGTGTGGGTTAAATGATTAGGGTTCTCCAAGAAATTACAGATTGGGGTGATTTAAAGATTGCCAATGGTATATACTATGTCAATGAACACGGACATCTTGTCCAGCACAATGACAAGGTATTCAAAACACCTATGAAACAATTTTCTACAGCGCGTAGGAAGTTTAAGGAAGTTCGTGTTATTGATAATGGCAATTCAGGTACTCCAGTAAAAGGATCCAAGGGCAATACATACTACATTAAAAATGGCAAATGTACCTGCCCAGGATTTAAGTTTAGAGGAACTTGTAAACATTTAAAGGAGGCCGCATAATGAATTCAAGAGCACCCTATATCGCATGGTCAGTAATAGTACCCGCGCTTAATACCGAGGCAATGTCCAGTGTAGGACTTCTTGCCTCATGTTCTAATCCAAAAGAAATACCAGCACCACGTGGATATGTATCGAACAATAAACAAGAAATGATAGTGGTGGATGAAGAAGGTAAAAAATATAAAATCACGGTACAAGATATTGAATAAACTTTTTTAAAAAAAGTGTTGACAAATATAAAAGTATGTGATATAATATACATATAAATTAATGATAAGGAGTTATTTTATGGACAGATTAAAACTAATCAAAGCGGCCGCAGAAAAGGCCCAGATTAAAAAGGCAATAAATGATGTTGCCAATCGAAAGGCCGCAATCAAGGCCGAAATGAAACTTCATAAGAAGTTAACCAAATCAGTTAAGAAGGCTGAACATCAAGCGCCTAAAAGTTTAGAGGCATTTTCAGAAGAAAACCTTTACTACACCGAGAGGGAGACACAAGATTATCTTGCAGGAACCTCTTACATGGAAACATATCAATCAATGAGGTCACAAGATGACTACTAATATACTTACACTTGATTGGGAAATAATCAAGGAGCTGGTAGAAGAAAACCCTAATGATACAAAATTAGGAGAAGAGGTCCGAAAAATGTATAATAAATTTGAAAGACCTATTGTTGTTGATGACGCCGGGTGCGATGTAGAAACTGGGAAGTTTTTAGGATGATGTCCATGGAACTAGCCGTGAAAAGGCTAAATGCACTGACTAGGGCCGAAGAGAAGGCCACTAATCCAGACTTTAAAGAACTCTGGGCGACTAAAAGAAAAGAGTTGGTAGAAATATTACAATCAGGTAGCTCTTATGATGAGTTATCGGGAGAACTTATATGCTAGAAACATTAAGCACTTATGCAATTATGTTTGTAGTCTTAACATTCTCATATATTGGAATACATATGACGTTTGAAAAAGATGCAAAGAAACATATCCCCTTAATTTGGGAACGAGGTGGTTTATTACATAAACTATTTTATCCAGAAAGTCAACCATTTGACAAATCAAAAACAACATATCGTGACGGAGATAACACATGAGCGATGGAAAAATGAAGTATATGGAAATTAGTTCCTACTTCCAAAAGAACAAACAGGCCGATGTGGTAAGAACAGTTGGTCTTATGGAAAACAATTATTTTGGAGTAAGGTATAGTATTGATAACAATGTCTTAGGCATTGAATGGTATCCTACTAAATCTGAAGCCTACTCCGAGAGTGCAGCAGAGAATTATGTAATGGGGATTAAGGAGTACCCTTCAAATCCTGCACTTTAAGTTTGTGAACCCTCTGATGGCCCCTTCAACTCCTTATCACACGAATGCCATCAGGGGGTTTACTTTTTATAAAAAGCGTGGTATAATATATCCATATCAATTAAGGAGTAATTATGGTAAGTAAAAAATTAGAAAAGGCTCGAGTAAAAGGTAGAAAGAATCGAGTCACTATTGAAGACAAATATCTTGGTCAAGAGCCATGGTGGGATGAAGATAACCCACCCCCTACCGATAAGAGTGAACGAAACATTGCTTGGACAAAAGCGGCTCACTGGTATAATTACTTTTATAAAGCTAAAGACTATATTCCATTTATCATTCGTTACGCAGAAGAAGTGTGCAAGTTTGATAAAAAGTCCATCGATGCTATTAAGGCCCTAAGAGACTGGGAAATAATGCAGGGTTGTGGCGCAGTTGCCCGACTACATTTCCGTGGATGGAACCATGAAGAAGAATTGCAAGAAAGAGTACTCACAGAATTAAAATCCAAAGTCGAGAAGGGCAAAGAGCTTTTAAAAGAAAAGAAAGAGATCAAAAAGAATGCACCTCCTGTCATCAGTCCTGCACAAAGGGCATATATGAACATGATGGAAACCATTCATGCTGACTGGGATGAAATTGTAATCGATAGTTGGATGGATGGAAACTTTAAACCAGACTTTAATGTTTATGAATTATGGAAGAAACATGGTCTGAAAGGTAATGTGATTAATGCGTTTAAAGAAAAAGTACAAATGGAATATGATGTAATTTCTGACGCTTACAATAATAATTGTGACCAAGCCGTGGAGGCATATTCCCATATCACAAGACGTAGACAAAAGAAGATGTTGAACCTCATGGACAATGTCTTTGCAGATCTTGATAAATTAAAAACTAGTTTCAAGGCCGTAAGAATGCCAAGAGCTAAGAAACCAAAATCAACAGATGCCCAAGTTGCAGGTTTAAAATACATGCAAGAGGACATCGATTCAAAAGTAACCTCTATTAACCCTGTACTGATTCCAGGCAAAGAACACTTAATTGTATATAACGTAAAATACAGAACACTTGCTCATTATGTCAGTACTGCTACTAAAGGGTTTGAGGTAAGAGGTACTACACTTTATAACTTTGATGATAAATTATCAAAGGTTTCTAAATTAAGAAAACCTGAAGATGTATTACCAGATGTGTTGAAATTCACCCCCAAACAAATCGAAAAAAGAATTTGGGATAAATTAACAACTAAGATAGGTAGTCCAAATGGTCGAATAAACAAAGACTGCATACTACTTAGGGTAATATAAGGAAGGCATGATTGAGCAAAAAATTATGACAAGGAAAAGATTCTCTACTGCGGTGGAGAGTCTTGTTTCAGAGAGTAAGGGGTTGTCCTATATCGAGGCAGCTGCTTACATTATAGAAGAAAGAGGAATGGATTTTAAAAGTCTGAATAGGCTTTTATCAGATTCTCTTAAACAAAAAATCGAGGCTGAGGCCATTGATTTAAATTTACTTAGGACAAAGCAGACAAATAAGTTACCACTATGATGGATCCATTTGAATCTTATAAATTATATAATGCATTAAAATTGCATTTCGAGACCGATGGTTATGACGCGGTAAAGTATAATTATAAATCCAATGTTACACCGCAGTCCTTCTCTACA